TAGGGGACGGACCATTACTAAAGCGCAAGAAGCAAAAGCAAAAGAAGTTATGGCCATAGACTACAAAAATGGCTGGTGTTAAGTGTTGATTCTTGCTACAATGTAGTATATTCATATCCTAAACGGATTTTTGTATGCTACAAAAGATAGGATTTTTACCAGGATTTAACAAACAAGTCACACCCACTACAGCTGAAGGGCAATGGGTCGGGGGCGACTATGTGCGTTTTAGATATGAGACCCCTGAAAAAATAGGGGGCTGGTCTCAATTAGGAGAAAGTAAACTGACAGGAGCAGCTCGAGCTCTCCATCATTTTATTAATAATTCACAAATTAAATTTGCTGCTATTGGCACCAATCGAATTTTATATGCTTACACTGGGGGTATCTTTTATGATATTCACCCCATTAAAAGTACGACTACATTAACCAATGCTTTTTCAACAGTAGGAACAAGTCCAGGACCGGCTACAGCAGTGGTTACCATAACCTTTGGTAGTTCTCATGGATTTACTGCTGGAGATATTATCTATCTAGATAATTTTACAACCATTACAGGTTCTAATTATGTCGCAGCTGATTTTGATGATAAAAAATTTATGGTCACTAGCGTCGAGAGCGCCACTAAAATTACCATTACGATGCCTTCGGCTGAAACAGGAGCTGGAGCGACTACCTCTGGAGGAATTAGAGTACAACATTATTATCCTGTAGGACCTGCTCAACAATTAGGAGCGTATGGTTGGGGTATTGGTCAATGGAGTGGTACCGTTTCAGGAGAAGTCACAACGACTTTGAATGGAGCTTTAGGAGATAATGCTTATGGAACGGGAGGATCAGGAACGTCTATTACTTTAACCGATGCTTCTGCTTTTCCATCATCAGGAACTTCTTATATTCAAGTGGGCACAGAAGAAATTTCTTATACGGGAATTAGTGGAAATGATTTAACGGGTATTACTAGAGCTGTTCGAAATACAACTCGAGCGGCTCATTCGGATGGAGCAACCGTAACCAATACAACAGACTATGTTGGATGGGGTGAAGCGGCTTCAGGAGATAAAGTCTTTGATCCTGGAACATGGACCTTGGATAATTATGGATCCAAACTGATCGCTTTAATTACCGACAGCGCATGTTTTGAATGGGATTCAGATGCAGCCGATGCGACTTCTACACGAGCAACCATTATTTCAGGAGCACCAACCGCTTCTAGAGATATGCTAGTTTCAACTCCCGATCGGCACTTAGTGTTCTTCGGAACTGAAACAACCATTGGTGACACTACGACGCAAGATCCTTTATTTATTCGATTCTCTTCTCAAGAATCTTTAACGGATTATACACCAACCGCAACTAATACCGCAGGGACACAAAGATTAGCGGGAGGTTCTAAAATTATGGGAGCGATCCGAGGTCGTAATGCCACATACATTTGGACCGATACTTCTTTATTTATTATGCGTTTTGTTGGAGCCCCTTTTACTTTCGCCTTTGAACAATCAGGAACGAACTGTGGATTGATTGGTAAACAAGCCGCAACCGAAGTGGATGGTACCGCGTACTGGATGTCCGAAAATGGTTTCTTTAGATACACAGGGCAACTTGAATCAATGGACTGTTTGGTGGAAGACTATGTTTATGATGATTTAAATACTACTTCTAATCAATTAATTAATGCAGGTTTAAATAACTTATTTGGAGAAGTGATTTGGTTTTATTGTACCGATGGATCCAATGTCGTTAATCGAATGGTTTCTTATAACTATATTGATTCTTCCTCTCAACGAGGCATCTGGACCACAGGAAGTTTAAATCGAACTGCCTGGGAAGATTCAGCGGTCTTTGGTAAACCTCATGCAACTCATTATGATGCTGATACAGATACTTCTTTTGATGTTGTTGGAAATACTGATGGCACAACTATTTACTACGAACATGAAACCGGAAACAATCAAATTTCTGGGGGAGCAACGACAGCCATCGCAGCTAACATTGAATCCGGAGATTTTGACATTACTCAAGATGACAATAGAGGCATTACTTTCAGAGGAGATGGAGAATACATTATGAAGATTAGACGATTTATTCCTGATTTCCTATCACAGACAGGAAATACCCAGGTCACTTTAAACTTAAGAGATTATCCTAATTCATCACAGGCAAGTTCTTCGTTAGGTCCCTTTACAATTGATTCAACTACAACTAAAGTAGATACGCGAGCTAGAGCTCGAGCAGTTTCTTTAAAAGTAGAGAATACAGGAACAGATCAAGACTGGAAGATAGGAACTTTCAGACTTGATGTACAAGCGGACGGAAGAAGATAATGCCTTTTCAATCAGAAAAACAACGTAAATATTTATGGGCCAACGAGCCAGAGATTGCTCGTGACTGGACTGATAAATATGGTAGTCGGGTGAAGAAACAAGAAGGAGGAGGATTTTGGAAAGGCTTAGGAATTCCAAGTGTTGATTTAAATACTTTAGCTTCCAAATATGTTTTGCCTTCTTCTCATTTTAGTAGTGGAGATTATGATCGTATTTATAATACAGCTACTAATACTCCTGATTATCATGCTGACGCAACTGAAAATTTATTTGATCATTTATATACTAATTATGAAAATATTCCCTATGTAGGAGGAGCCGCAGCGATGGGCATTGAAAAACTTGCTCCTTATATAGCATTAGGAGCTAGTCCTATTTATGATTTTGCACAAGCAAAATCAGAATATGCTGAAGATCCAGCTAAATATCAGGGAAGTAAATGGGATAAGATTAATGCTTATTTTCCTGATCTTGCTAATACAAATGTTTCAGGAATTTTAAATGCTTTTGATCAACAAGACCCTTGGTCTGCTATGTGGAATAGAGCACGAGGAGCAACTACAGGAGCTCTTAAAAGAAAAATAGATAGACAAAATCAAATACAAGAACTATTTGGAAAAGGATGGGACGCTATTAAAAATGAATTTGGTGGAAGTGCTGAAGCTGCAACACTAGGGGATCTAATCCAACGAAGATCTCAAGCATCACAAGCACCCCAAAGTAGAGATACATGGAATCAATATCAATTAACTGAGCACGGACCTTTTGGAGGTCCCTTTGGATATTTGGGATTTACTAAGGACGCTTTGGATAATCAAGATTTTTCAATGGACAATTTAATAATGGGAGGAGAGTATGTTCCAGGGGCAGATCTTAATAAAGCTTATCGTTTAATGATGAATGAAAAAATGCGAAGTTATGGTGAAGATGAAACAATTCCTAATAAAAAATATGAAGGATTAGAGATTAAGCGTAATTATATACCTACAGGAGAATTACCTCTTCACATAGGACCTTATAAAAAACATTCTCGTTCTGCTTCTAATAAACCAATATATAAGACAGTTGGATTTAATCAAGACGGATCAAGATTTATGACCAAGGCAGAATATGATAATCTTAATCTTAATGAGGACGATCCTTATGTACATAGAATCCCTGATAGAATAAGAGGAGTTCCAAGGTCTATTCCTAGAAATATGGGAATGTTGGAAAGATTCCGTAATAAATTTTATAAACCAGCTGCAGGAGCAATAAACTATGGAGGTAGAACTTATTCTCCAGCTCAGTTAAACAGCATGAATGCATTAGGGGGATATTATTCAGAACCAGCAAGACAACAAAGACGACTGGATGCAAGAAGAACTAATATATTAAATAGAGCAGCTAAAGGAAAACCTGTAGGAAATGTAAATAAATTATTAGGAAAATATGGATATAGTGGCACACCGGGAAGTGGAACCTTACAATTCACAGGTCAACATGAAGGTAGTTCTACAGCTGGTGCAGGCTATAGTCGAAGCGATGATAGTTGGAGTTCTAGTCCATTTAGAAGAGGAGGTCTAGCAAGTTTATGGCAAAGATAGTACAGGTATTAACAAGAGCAGCACAAGAGTATGATCCGGTAACGGCTAACTCTTTAATCAGAGATTTAGACTCGGTGTTACAGAAACTGAACACCACGTATCAGGAAGATCTTAAACAGGAGATAGAAGCTAAAACCTTCTTTATGAACTAATGGCTACTAATCAGTATAAATTTTACGGAACAACCTTAACCACAACAGATGCAACTACACTGTTAACGCCTTCGGCATCCT